GTGATAACGTTACCAGTATTGGCGGTATCGTTGGCTGGGTTACTGCCTGTAATCTTAGTGCAGGCATAACCATTAGTCACTGTACTAGCTACCTGATATACACCGTCGTTGCCAGCAGTATTAGCGTTACGAATCTCGAACCGTTCGCCAACCTCCATCACTGGGAGCGTGAGAACCGCATCCGTGATCTCGGTGGTTGCAGCAGAGCTACTAGCCCACACAAGGTTAGAGTGAGAAGTATTCAGAGAACACAGGATATCGCAGTCCCGCCCGGTGCCATCTACTACAGGATCCGAACCGGATACTTTGCGCACATCTGTGGTACCTGCAGCAGGAGCCGTATCATCTACTTGATACAAACCATTATTAGTGGCCTGTGGATGGTTACGAATCTCAAAAAATTCTTTGTCCACCATAACTGGGATATTGGTACCCACACTAGTAATAGTTACTGCATCCCCTGTAGGGGTACCGAATACTAAGTCAGAGCAATTTTGGATATTGCCTTGGCTAATTGAATGCGGGTCTGCCGCTACTGTTGGATTTGGCATTTCTATTTCCTCAAGTTACATTAGTTGAACCATGGTTCCCTTGATCAGCTATGATTGACGCTAGAGCTGTTTCTATTGCCTGAAGTGCGTTAATCAAATCCATATCGCCTACTGCTGCTTTTCCCATTGCAGTCTTCAGATAATCTTCAAGAGTAATGTGGTAAGCCTGACGCTCATAATAACGCTTCCCCTTACTATCAAGAGCAAACAGGCGATAAATAATTTTCAAATGATACACCGGGACGACCGAGCTGTCCTCTTCGTGAGGTTGTTCGATTATTAACCGTTCCAGATGGACATTTTTATATTCCAGCGGCGGCTGTTTTGGTGGTGTATTAACTACGATTGCCATTCTGTTATACTCCGACTTCCCAATCTTCTGCACCAACATGCCTATTCAATTTTATAGAGCCGTCTAGCAACCCTGCTTCCACTTCCACTACACTTAATTCACTGATTATGTAAGGAGCAATAACAGCAGCTGACGGTTTTAAGTAGCTTTTAATTGCATACTGAAATTCACCATCTAGTAAAATAGGATCTCCACTCTCATCCACTACTAACTCTTTCTTTGTAGTTTGCCCACCAACTAATGAAACAGTTCCAGTATAGTTAGCAGTAGCTCCAGCCATTACTATTTCAGTAGCTTCACCACCCCAACCACCCATAGGCACTACTTCGCCTTGTACTAGCCTGCGGCCAGTTACCACCTGTGTTCCTGGCATCTGAGAGAAGGTAGAAACATTAAAACCAATAGCTTCTAATAGAGCAATGAAAGCTTCGGGGAAACTAGCCTTTGGAATTGCTGGTACATCTAAAATTACTTGATATGTTCTGCTCATTACGGGTGCCTCGCTTCTATTTCAGCAGTTGTTTGATCCTTGTTGAATATCTGGAGATCATGGACTTGATTTATGTATGGATGATCTTTGAAAATATACAAGAACAATTGAGAAGCCCCAAACTCTCCGTCATAAGCACCAGGAGTGCCGTCCCATGACCATAAACCATCACCATCAATATCTAAAATTCCAATTTGATAGGTGCCTTCGGTATTGCCCCACCTGACAGCCACGCGGTATTTATTACCAGATACAAAAAGCTCATTAACTGCACCCAATGCAGAACCCGCAAATGTTTTTACTCCTCCATCATCCATATAAAGTATGTAGCCACCAACGCCGTCTGTAGTAAACGTTTCTAAATCAGTAGTTGATAGATCAACTTTGTCATATTCAGGAGTCCAATCAAAGACTAAATAACCCTCATCTTGATTAAACACAGCACTGGAATAAGGATGCTGGTTAGCGTCTGTGTTTCTAATAGCAGAGCCGCCGATTACCTCAACTAAGCTGGTAGAAAATGCGCTATCTTCCATCTGGTTCGCTATAAAATATAAAGTTGATCCAGCAGGAACCGCGAGCCTTACTTTATTACCTATGTCATGAGTCGTTATGTTTTCAGAAGAAATCAGGGTGTAAGTGCTGGCTGTTATATTTACAGCACCGGCAGGTTTATTAAACTCCATCCTTCCTGTGCCAGTATCTATGCGTGCATAACAAAAAATACTGTGTGCGGTTGTGTCTGCTGCTCCACCTGTTATAACAGCATATGCCCAAGCAACTCCTGCACTATTATCAAGTTTATATACTTGCTGATTTCCTATTTGTTTTAATACGGCTGGATAATTTGCTGAATCATCTACAACTGATAAAACAGAAGCGGCATCACCAGTTTTTGTTACGCCTGTAGTATCAGTAGGATTAAGGTTGTAGTTCTCACACTTATTAGTACTCTCAGGCTCATGCCTTATAACAGGAACAGGACTAAGAGCAGCACCAACAGCTTCAGTTACTACACCATTAACATCTACGGTATTACCGTTAGCTGTGTTGTAAATGCCTATGCCGTCTGTGGCTTTTTTGACTGAGAAGCTAGTGACAACCCCAAGAGAAGTAGCTTGCATAAAAATAAAATCTGTTCCACCACCAGAAGTATTAACAAAAGGCACTCCACTGACTAGATCCTCATAGGTTCCAGTACCTCCAACCTTTGCTCGCAATCCACCTGTAAACTCTGCAACAATCACAAATTGCTCATCCGCAATAACATCTATATCTATAGCAGCATATAATGTTATATAAGTAGTTGTTGACTCTGCCTGACCTTCAGTAAGCGTCCAGGCAGTACCGGCATCTATCCAAGTAACACCTTCAGCTTCTTGGAATGTTGGATCACTACATATCTCTGCACCAGTAGGAGTACCAACAGGCTCATACTCACTAGGATTCTGATTAGCTTGGCCGGTTACATCTTCTAATTGAATATTTCTAATAGTAAAATCAGGGCAATAATTACTACCGCCCCAGAACTGTAACCGCATTCCATTATTTAAAGGATCTGTAAAATTAGGAAAACTGTCAACAGTAAATCGCTGCCACTCATCTGTTAATTCCGCAATATCATTTGCGATAGCTGATGCACCACCATCATACCTATTTAGTTGACAGATAATATTCTTCCCTAAATTTGCGGTAGTGGTTTTTGCTTCATAACTAACCCTAAAGTCCTTTCCAACTAAAAGTCCAGCCCCAGGATAAAGTGAAGCATCAGTTTCTATTCTGTCAGCAGACCCTACCACAGTTACAGTTAAATCTAGCTCACCATATGTGTCACCATCAACTATGGCACCACTTCCATAAGTACGCCAGTTATCAGAATCATGTAGCTCAGCTATATAAAGATTCCTAACCTGCCTACTACCCTTATAAGGCAATATCCCAGATTCAAAGACTCTCAGTATCCCTTCATGATCTACTACTAATCTATAGTCATCGCCCCGGTCATCGTCCCATAGCCCCTGGACTGATCTGCCAGCGCTATCCCAACCAGGAAGACCGAGCAAAGTACGAACTGCAGCGACGCCTTTCCGGTACGCACCAGGCAAACGGGGGGCGTTATAACGAAGTCTAGGGCTTAAGCGTTTCATTAATAATAAGCCACGTGGAGTGTTGCGGTGCTGCCAGCATCAATAAACTTTATCGCGTCCAAATCACCGATATACATAAAATCGAGTTCTTCAGTCAGTAACATACCATCAGTACTGATAGGATCCGTACCATCATCACGCCAACGTACACTTCCACCTTCAGCTATGATAAGCGCAAGCGTAGCTCCTTCCGGAACAGTCAGTCCCGTAGCTGTAGCTACACTACTTATCTTCTGGTATCCCAGAGGATTAAGTGGCCCAGCTACTTTTTGTTGATACTTAGAATGCCCCATAACACCTCTCCCAATATATTAACTTTTACAATCCGCCATAAGTGGTAGTCTGTGCCCGACGACGTTTACGTTTTAACTCACGATCAACTTCCAAAAGAAAATCATCCCACTTACCTTCCCACTTCTCAGACTCGGTTTTACCCTTAGTTTCAGTATCATGTTTCAAATACGCCTGGGCTTTAGCTTTCAACAACAACCCGCGTCGATACTGAGAATCGATTTCCAACGCCGCGCCATCCACCAAACTAGCTTTTGGTAAACGGTACACAGACCACAAAATAGTATCATTAGTTTTTGGAATTGGAGATAGCCGTCCTTTTCCTTTCTCCAGGTCAGTAACCACATAAGAAGGTGTTCCTACCTGATCTTCCCAACCATTTGTCCCGCTTACCTGCATTCCATAATCATCATGGAGTTCCCCCCGTTCCATATCCCTAAGTGTGCGGGGGAGGAGGGTACGTTTCAACGTCTGCATGCGCCCTTTACGGATTCGCGTAATCCTGGGGTCAACTTTAACCCAGGGATCATCAGCAGTGATAGGAGACGAGAATGTTCGCCCATCTGGTAAAGCATCGACGTGGCGACAGAATTCCTCCTGCGCCACGTCGAGATAGCGGATTATTTCCGCATCAGACCACAGAGAGTCTTCATCAGGAGTGGTGCCAGTTCCAGGCATTTCGGGATCTGTCATATCCTCGCGAAAAAGACGTATCAGAGCTGTAGTATCAATCGCCATGCATCTCGTCCAGTATCATCTGCCAAACGCTGGCGATCTCTTTCGCAGATACAGAAAAACCACAAACCTCTTTCACTACGTTGATCTTTGGTTTTCCGGCAGCAGTAAAGTCTTCGCGAGCATTTTTTGTACGTATGGCAACCAGAGCTTCCTTGATCTTATTCTCTCGGTCCAAACCTGTAGGATCAGGCATAACTTCGGGCTCAGGTTGTTTCAGGTCTTCTTCATCTAACGGTACACAGCCTTTCTCCATGGCCAGAGGAACGAGGAAAGCAGGAACTACAGTGGCGTCCTCTTCCTTTTTAAATTTCTTGAAAACAAGTGTGTGACCAGCCGTAGTGCGTAAAGTGAAATTACGCAATGATTTCATTTTCATAGTTATAACCTCATTATTATTTTCTTAAAAAAAGGGGGAATAGGGCATAGCCCTACGCCCCCTAACGGTCCCACGGAGGTTAACCGCGTACTTCGTTTCCGCGTCCTTGGACGACGTATTCGAAGTAAACCAACCCATTACCTTCGGTAGGAGCACCGACTACAGTTACGGTGGCGATGATTTCATCAACAGTCAGAGACTGATAACCAGTAATGTCGAAATCAACCGGAGTACCAGCAGCTGCTGTCTTCAGATCAATCGGAGTAGCAGTGTACTCGTCATCATCAACAGAATCACCGATATCCATTACCGCAGAGGTAGCGGAGTCCCATGCTAGAATGGGGATATACATACCCCTAGTGATAATTGCATCACCAGGAATTTCTGCCAGGGCCTCAGCAACGCCTGACACAAAATCGTCATAGGCAACTGGTGCGAGTACTGCTAGAGGCCACTGCTGTTCATATACTTTTGCGCTCATATTAAATCTCCTGTGTATTGAGCTTCACAGTTTTCCCGCCTCAAAAGAGGCGGGAATCACTATGATTACGCATCTTCAATAGCAGTATCACAACAGATGACGCCAAAATCCTCGTCACTGTCAGTTACATTGGTGTGGAACACTGGCTTCAGAAAGCCAAAGATCTTACCAATACTGATGCCCTGCTGGTTATCGTAGTCAAAACCCTTCTCTTCCCAATCAGCATCACCGATGTCGGCGTAACCCAGAGCCTGGGCACCGCAGAACAGTACACGCTGACCATCCACGTCTTGACTGGAACCCCATTTATCAGTGCCAGAGATCAGACCCTTGGTGTTGTATACATGGCGGTATTCAGAGATAGCCAAACCATCTACGAACACAGTATCGGTGCCCTTAAACAGTTCGTTACCAGGACCGCGAACGCCTGCATTACGGACGTTGGCCAGGTAATCTGAATCCTGCTTCAGCTTCGCCATACCCAACGGGGTCATGAATACGTGGTAGAAAGCGATGCCATCCTTAGTACGGATCGGACGGAGGAAGTTGTCCTTGGCATAGGCTTTCAGCTCAACGAGCATACCCCAACTTGGAGTATCGCCACCTTCTACAGCAGCAGTATCACCAGCCTGCAATCCGAGGGTAGCATCCCACCGGCGATGGCGGTTAGCAGTTGGAGCAGAAACATCAGCTGCATATTCCAGGAATGGCAGGTCAGAACCTACGCGAGACGCACCATTGGTATGGTAGGCATAGTCAACACCGGACATGGTGAGAAATGCCATCTGATCAGAACGGTCAGCCATCCAGTATGCCAGCTTGTCACGGGACTGCTCACGGAAAGTGACAACAGAGCGTTGCTCAGCCATCTTACCTTCGTTGCGGTTAGCGTGACGCAGCTGATCGATCTGAATAACCTGATCGTAGCTTGCCATCTGCTCTTCGTTACCTTCCAGAGTACGGTCACCGGCGATACCGTCGCCAACCAGATCTGCTACGAGAGTGATAACAGCACGTGCGCCTTTCTCAGTCTTTTTCAGCTCACTAATACGCTGAACTAGAGCATCTGCACTGCTGCCTGTGAACTTGTTGAGGAAAGAGTTATTCCGAGCTTGTTCCCAGAAATCCATCGACCAGATGGTTTTTTCCTCGTCGGTCATCCGACTAAAATTTGTTGCTGCCATGGTATGCGCCTCCTTGTATAGACGTAACTGGCGTTAATCCAAAAGTAATTGAACTCTGCTCTATCGCTGCAGATTGCGAGTCACGACCCTTTTATGGACTAGAGCCCAAGGAGGTTCCGATTCTCCGTTACTGTATCGCACGTAACTTTCGAAGGAGCGTAGGGGCTGAACCCCTACGCTCTGAGTATATGTCAAAGTTTTATCTTACGCAACAAGCTCCCAATCATTAGCAAGTAAATCAGATTGAGACGCTAACCAAGGTACAATTGTGCCATCAGCTGTTCGCATATCAATATGCGGTTGGTAGCTAATCTCAGTGCCTTCCAAATAAATACCCAGCAAAGGCGCACGATTTACATTGAAAGTAGACCCAGGCACCAGGAAAACAAACATCTCTTTTCCGTTCCAACCAGACCGTGTTACTTTTCCACCATCCTTAAGCATTTCCAACGCTTGACTAAAATCCATCTTCATTATTATTTACCTCTATAAGTAGTAGAGGGCCGCAGCCCTCCGTCTTGGTTTTTACACGTTGTAATCACCACGCAGCCGTTTCTTCGTTTCTTCCGGCAGAGCCCGAAAATCGGTTATGGTCATCTTTGATGGCAGTGGATCCTGTCCACTCTTACCAGCTTTGTCGCCATCATCACCAACACCTGACATATCATGCGGTTGTTTGTTGGCTGCATCCACAGCTTTCTCCACCGCTTTCTGTTTACGTTTTTCGACTTCCGCCTGCTGCTCTTCAGTAAGTTTAGCCCCCTCCTCTTCTTCCTCTTCACCAGCCTTAGCTTCACTCTCATCAGCTTTAGCTGCAGGCTCCGGCTGTACAATCTTCACCGCTTCCAGCAACGCATTGGCGGGAGAATACTTATTGGTAGCCAGGAACGCCTCGCGTACCTGCTGCACCTGATCAGTCAGTTTCTGATCATAATCATCCGACTCAGTATCCAGAGCGGGGTAACGCTTTTCGATCACGTCATACGCTGCTTCCAGCTCCAAGTTCTGCGTTACGTCGGTAGCTGTCTGCTTGCTGCTGGCGGCTATATCCAGGTGCATCAGTGCCATCTCCTTACCACGAATCTCACGCCGGATTATTACCGCAGCTTCGCGGTTGTTATCAGCCAGGGCATCCAGAAGTTTCCCTTCCAGCTCCTCCAGCTCTTCATCGATGGCCTCACGCGGATCAGCTTCAGGCTCCTCTTTCTTCTCCACCGGTTGCCCAGCGAGCTGGTAATCAGTCAGCTTGTCCTGTAGAGCGTTGTTCTGATCCTCCAGCTCACGTACCCGTTTAGCCTTGGAATCAAGGCGAGACTTCGGAACCATGTGCCCCTTATCGTCATCTCCACTCTTATCATCTCCACTTTTATCATCCTCGCCCTTGGCAGCTTTGGCATCAGCGTCAGCCTTTTCATCTTCAGCTACTTTCGCCTCAGCATCAGCTTTGATCTTATCAGCTTCAGCCTTTTCAGCTGCGGTCTTTTCAGCTTCGGCCTTAGCCGCAGCTTCCGCTTCAGGATCCTTGACCTCATCATCAGTCTCTTTACCGAAGTTATCACCCCGCGCCTGTGCTACGGCCTTGGGATCACTCCAATCCAGGTCTTGTACTGCTTGCTTACCCATAATTATTCACCTCGTTTCTCTGCGGGTTTACTTTCTTGTGACTTCAACACCAACAACTTCTGTGCTTCCGTCGCTTTTTTCAACAAGAGTTCTGCCTGCATCTTTTCTCTCGCCAGGTTCAATTCCTCTCGTTTGATATCCAACTCTCCATCGATCTTATACTTCTGCAGCCGCATCTCCGCAACTACACGCTCACGCTCAGTACGCGCTTCCAGCAACTTGGCATTGTCACCACCGCCACTACGCCCCTCGCCTTCAGCAGTCTCCTGCGCCCGTACCAGGTTAAGTGCGGTCTCTGATTGTTTGTGGCTGTTCTCAGCTCTGATCTTATCAGCTTCAAGCCGCTTGAGTTCGACCTCCAGCCGCTGCAGCTCCTGCTGCTCCGGACTCGGCTCGCCATCACCCATCTTATCCTTGATGCGCTTAACAACTTCACCTTTACGTGCCAGATGAGAATTCTCAACAATTACATCATCAGGTATGGGAATGCCCTGCTCGCGCATACGCATGGCCTCATCGAACTGAGACTCTTCGAACGTATTGCGTGGGGGCACTTGAGTAATAGTCAGTTCGTATTCACCCAGAGTGAGGTCGTTAGCAATGCGCCCTTCCGGAGTCATCTGATTAACGGTGAACTCCTCCGATTCAGCATTGAGGTCGCTGCCGGTGATACGCATCAACCGTTCTTCAGTATAATACTCCTGCACGATGTCTGTAGTGTTACGTGCTAAAAGAAACTGAGTGAAGCCGAGGTTAGCCAGAGGCTTGGCAAAGTTCACTGATCCACGTACCTGCTTAGCCATAATGGCCTTAGCCGCCACGTCAGCTCGGTCAAAACCCCGCATGGAATCAGAAGACATGGAGATCTCTTTCAAATCCTCAGCCGCTTTAAACGCTACCCGCTCCAGTCCAGTCGGAATGGCATTGGCGGTGATCTTATCAGCGTTGTTGATATCGTCCAGCTCCATCACCAGACCAGTCTCAGCTCCACGCTCCTCCACCTCTTCGATATCCATATTCTGCAACGAACCGGTCTTGATCTTCCACCCGCTGTTGGCAGTAGTATTGATTACATGCAGCTCCTGGCTAGAGCTCTTATTGTACAGCTCCTGCGGCCCGATCATATTCTCAACCAAGCCGATGGTGTTGCCTCTGCGAAAAAACGGGAAATACGGAACTACAGTGAAGTGTTTATACGGGCTGCGCTCGTGATGCAGTACTACGTCGTCAGCAGTTACAGTCCACCAGTAAGCATCGGTAGGGCGGGAAATAGTGCCGAGGTTGAACGCCTGCATGATGAGGCGGATCTTCTCCCGATCCATATCTTTCGGAATAATACGAGTGTCGCCAGTAACCAGGTCTACGAAGTGTTCGCGCTGTTCAACTTTCTTATACTGACGCTCCAGAATACGAATTCTGCGCCGATGCGCTGCGTTGGCATCATCAGCAGTCCTGCGCCGACTACCACCGAAAGTATCCGGCCTGGTATCGATGAAGTCATACCCATACATATAGTTCGACTTGGTCTTGTGTTCCAGCTCCTTCTTGGCAGCAGCCCCCCAAGTCAGTTCGATGTCATCCAGACTGAACCATTTGGATATAAACAGCTCTTTCCAATAGTCCGGATCATACTCTTCGGCATCCGGATCCAGGACCACATTATTAGGATTCAGTGATTCAATCTTCACCTCTCCAAACACAGAATCGTTAAATCCCAGGCGTACATCGAAGAAGCCCCGACTGGTAATACTCCCATCATCAAAAACAGCTGACTCTTTCCAGGTCAGCTGTGTGTTGTTCTGAATCTGTATCCACACCTTTGACAGTGCGTCAGCCGTCTCCTGGTTCCCATTCTTCGAAGGCCGGAATCCAATCTCCGCCCGATTCTCAATCTGTTCACCGAAGATACTGGCCATGCTCGGCAGCACCTTATTCATAGTCAGGGCTGGACGACGGGTGCGTCGTAACTTGGCCAGATCCTCTTCGTCCCACTGTATGCCAGCAAAGAAATTCTCACACTTCTTGGCTTTCTCTAAAAACTTAGTGTGTCCGTTATCACGACAATACACATAGTGTTCTGCTTGCTCTGTAGCAACCTGGCTGGTCATTGTCATACATACACCCTTACTTGTTCCAAGGCTCAAATTCTTTGAGCGCTTCTATATTAGGAAAGACCCCATTAAAACACCACGCTCGATCATCGATAGTTACAGATGCTGGTGGCTTAGTAAGAGGGAATTTGATTTGCTCTAAAATAAGCTTAGTCTGGTGCAGAGCTTCTTCGTCATGAGTTCCAAATCCTGCCGTATTAAAATCCCAGTGTTTGAACCCCTCAATAGTCTGGAAATAACCATACAGTGCTTGTTTCAGCCACCGTTTCATGGCCCGACGTCCACCCCACTGCGCTGACCGAGCGGAGTAAATTTGTACATCAAAGTGCATTAGTGCTTCTATCAAAAATGGTTGTGTCCCCTCTACCGGTAAATCACTAATCACCCGTGCCCCCTGCCACCCACTGGTATAAGAGTGGAGCACTCCATCAAAATCCAAACACAAAATCGGTTTACGAGACTTCTTGTGTTTTTTCGCCATGCTATCTCCCTAAGAGTTACGCACTCATCGCCCCGTTGCCGCTACCGACTCTGCCTCGCGTGGCCAGCTGTCCTTTCATCTTGTCCTTCCAGCCTTTCTTCTTCTTTTTCTTCTTCATACGCGGTGGCTCATGGTGCGCTACCATGCGCACCAGCCACGCCAGCGAGTCAACGATATCATCAAATGTACCATTAGGGAACCTCAGCAACTCCGACGTAAACACCTCTACCCACGGCTCACCCTGCGGCAGCAGTATCCTGCCCTGCTGCAACCAGCCCTGTGCAGGGCGTGCCCGAGCCAACTTATCAGTCACCGGTTTCAGCGTATCATCCAACGACATGTACATCCGCTCCCTGCGCATCTCTTTCTTCAACGTCGGCATCACAGCCATCTGTATCTGCCCCTGCTCCAGCCCCAACTTCTGTAACTGAGCTTTATACGGCACCGCAGCCCCAACAATAGTTTCAGCCAGCATATCGGTCTTCACCCGCACCATATCCAACAAGTGTAGTCGATCTTCAGGGTCATGCGCACCGATCAGCCCCACTGTCCAGTCGTTAGTCTGCCGCTGACCGATGGCCAAGTCCCAGGCAATGAAAATATTCCACCGCCTCCACGCTTGATCTGACAGTTTAGGCTCGTACCGGAACATCTCCTTCCTGAAGTACAGCCCCTCATCCGGTACCGGGTTCTGCTGGTACAGCGCTGACCAGTGACGTGGCTGCAACACCCTCTTTATCCGCGCCAGTGCTATCTCATCAAATCTCTCCGGATGCAGAGCGCAGTTTTTACGTCTGAGGAGCTGGGTATGTGGGCCATACTCGTGCACAATCTTACCCTTCGACTTGTGCCAGAACTCATCATGCTCAGTGTTTATTGCCGCCAGCGACAACACGTCCCACTTCTCGATCTCTTTCTCCGACTTCTCGGTTAGAAACCGGATCTCCTCCTGGAGCTGGAGCAGTTTAGTTGGATCTTCCGTCGCTTTCATCTTCTCATCGAGGTCATCGATGCGATCCTGGAATTCCTCCTCCTGCTCCTTCTGGTGTTCGAGTAACCGCCCTGCCAGATCACGATCAGACCACCGGGTCTGGATTAACAACACGCCTCCACCCGGAGCTAAACGAGTACGAGCAGTCGAGCCGTACCAGTCCCACACCGCTTCCTGCACAGTTTCAGAGTCTGCTTCCTGTGCATCCTTCACCGGGTCGTCAATATTCAAAATATCAGCACCACGCCCGGTAATACCACCACCGACACCCGCTGCGATGTAACCACCGCCTTCAGTAGTCATCCAGTGCTCTGCCGCCTGCACTTTCGGGTGCAATTTAGTCTCTTCAAACATGGCCTGATACATCGGATCGGCTAACCGGTCTTTCACTTTACGTGAAAAACTCAACGGAAGAGAAACAGCATAGGATGCAGCGATAAATTCAAGCTGTGGGTAGTGTCCAAGGATCCAGGAGGGGAAATCTTGAGAAGCAATGAGTGATTTACCAGTTCGAGGGGGCATAAAAACCATCAAACGAGGTGATTTTTTATCAATTACGTCCTGTGCAAACTTTTCCAGCTTGGCGCACACGATTTTGTGCACCCAACCGGCCTGATAGTCGGATTTGAACCGGGTTATGAAGTTTACCAGGCTTCTACGGGCCAATTCACGCTTGGCCAGCTCTTGAGTAGCGACAACATTGGCCTGTTGTGCCTCTTCCTTCTTCTGCTTATTCGCTACTCGGACTTTCGCGGCGTGTTTACGCGTGTGATGGGTGACCCGTGCCAACCTCTTCGCTTCTATAGAGTTCTGTTTCTTCTTTTCACGGGCAAGCTGGCGTTTTTCAGCTTTTTTCTTAAACGCTGCGGCATCACGCTTCTCCCGACACGTAATACAGATTGATTGAGAGCGGCCAAACTGCTCCTTCGGCTTATCCTTCTTACACTCAGCACAATGACGCATGCCAGTTCTTCGTTCGTGTTTAGTGCGTGGCATGATTTTCCCCAGTGAAAGACTCAGCTTCGTCATCATCCTCATCTATCAAGGAGAATTCACCTTCAAGGGCCTCTTCACCGGCCAACTCCAACAGTCGTGACTCAGGTAGAGACTCCAACTGAGCAAGGGCGACCAACTTATCCGATTCAACCAGGATTTTCTTCTCTTCAGGAGCGTAGATACCAATAATCTTACCAATTTCACGCCAACCAGCGATTTGTGACTGGGGGTCTGCGCCTAATTTTGCATCGTAGATAGCTTCCTTCAACCCTTCAAGCACATCTGCACGGGTGATATCAGCCTGCTTACTGGCTTTTTTCTGCAGTTTTTCCAAGTACGCCTTTACACAGGGACGTCTTAACGCATTTGAAGCGGCTCTGCGATAAGGCTCTTTCCAACCAGCGTGTTTTGCAGCCTGGGACGGTTTCATCCCAATAGAAATAGCTTCGCAAAAAAGACGTTCGTGTGAATTACACGGGCGGGTAGGCTCCGACATAGATATGACACCTCTTAAAGTTCTCCATTGGTACTTACCGGAAGTGTAGCTCGGCTGCGAAGAGAACTCAAACACGCGGAAAGACTTTCCAAGGGGCGACCCCTTTTATAAACAGAGCATAGTATGCTGTTTGGTAGAGAATACCATACTCTCTACACCAATCAGAAAGAGACTGTGTTCTCCCACGGATTTTTATCGCTGCGTATTTAGAATCAAATTTTTTATATTTTGTACGCCCTGTGTGAACATTATCTTGGGTTAGTGCTGTTAGTGGATCAATTCCCCGGCGAATTCGAGCGTAGACAGTTGGGTAAGGCTTTCTATATTCTACGCACCACTCTTTTAATTTTCTAGTTACTCCATTAATTTCTATAGCTCCCCATTTAGAACGGTATGTATCATTAAATTTTAATGTCATGATTTCCTCGATGTTCTTTCCCGCTTTGAGGTGCCTATAAACAAAACTATAGTTAAGTTTAAGCTCGTTACACCATTCAGAAAGAGTTTTACTTTCCCCTCTATGTTCACAATATATAGAATCCACGCGATTTTGCATCTGTTCTAATGGAGTTGCCCATCTACAATTCTCAGGGGTGTAATCTCCAAGAGAATCAATCCTATCTAAAGACATCCCTATAGGACGAGGGGCCATATCTTCACAAAAAGCTTCGAAAGAATCCCACCGTTCACAAACAGTAATCCCCACTCCCCCATATCTATAATAATTAGGGTTATTAGGATTTTTACACCGTTGGTGCATTGCACTAAAAGATTTTTTAATACTCATGTAAAAAGTATGCCATAAATTTTACAAAACGTATATAGTGATTTTATAAAAAATAGTGGGGGATAGCGAGTGGGGTACCCTATACCCTTCTCTCCACAGGCCCACCCCACTTCGGATTCGACTTCGGTGTTCTTCCAACATAAGGGGCCCCACCCCCCTACCAGTCTCACGAAATTGCTGATGCAATTCCGCAGTAAATAGATGTGTGTACCTACACCCCCCACAGGAGAACACCATGAACTATTCCAAAACAACTAAACCTGAGCTTATAAGAGAGCACAAAGCACTGACCCAACAAGTAGCTAACCTCAGAGCCAAGCTCGCTGATGCTACATCCAAGCTCAATGCACCAACTAATAGTACTGAGCAACCACTCCCCTACAGGCAACGCCTAGCCAATGCACGTAGAGCAGCCATGGCTGGACACAAGACTATAGTGGTATAACAACACAGGAGAACATCATGAGCATTACCCTAACACCACCAAACTATGCAGTCGCCATACACTCACACCACAACAGGCAACACCGAGTAGTACTGTCTAACTATGATGAAGCCACAGCCCTCAAACATATGGCACTCGTACCATACATAGGCGGATTTGAATCAGTAGAGATCACACCCACCATAGATGAGCCTACTGCTGAATCAGCTGCTGAGTGGATGTTCACATGACTAACTACCTCTGTCCTACTGACGTAGGCCAGGGGTAAATACATGTGTGCTTCATTACTATAAACAACACAGGAGATACACCATGCACATCACTCTACGCAACCCAATCAGCATCAGCCTAGAGCATACACCTAAGATCGCCAAGACCATCCAAAAGGCCCAGGCCACTATGAAAGAAAAAGCCCCATCACTACGCTCCAAGATGCGCAAAAGCGTTTCTGACAAGCTCCAGGCAGCAGCTGACAAAGTACGAGGTGGATAATGAAAAAGCTTACTCTAACATTGGTAACAGCTCTCGCTTATGGTGTTGGATTCATTATGGGAGTAACCCTCTTATGAAACAGAAGCCTTGGATGTACATCCTCGCCGGTGCAGTAGCAGCTCCCATCGTATCTGCATCATTCAATGTCATTGTCTACGCCGCAGGTATCGCAGCAATCGTTGCCGGTGGCCTCTGGGCTTACTCAACCATGGAGGATAAAAAAGATGACTGAGTTCTTTAACAGCAGCTTGGGACTCGGTTTCGGTTTAGCGCTTGGACTGTATTATGTAATTGCACAACTTGTACCCATTGTGACACTGGTAAAGTACAAAGCTTACATTGACGCTACAGTTGTTGCTCTATGCATTGCGCTGATCGTTAAAGTTCCTACCAACTTGGTCACCGCCATGACTACCTGGACTGGCCTGTTCTTCTCACTCCTACTGCTCTTGACAAAGTGGCGGTACAACAAAAAACAAAAGAAGGTGATCTAATATCTCTGCACCCCCGAGCCGCAAGGCGACGGGGTGCTTAGCCACTGTGCACTCAGAACAAGTATCGAAGAAACGCAGAGCTGGGAATGCTGCGGGGTGGCACTCGCCTGATTAGTGGCAGTCTTACGAATTAAGTTGAATACACTCTCCTGTGTAGCGTTAAAGGGCGACGGACGAAAGTCCCGAGCCCTTTCTTTTTATAAACAAGCTAAAGGAATAAAAAACTTCTGACGAAGTTTTTAAGTAAATAGATTTATGCGTTTTTGATTTCTGTACGAGATTATAAAAGCGCGACAGCGGGGGGAATCACACCCATTCTAACGCATTTAGTACTCAAAATGGATAGAAAACCCCCCAAATTGGATACATTCAGTGTCCACCGTATATCCCATTGGAGATATAACATTATGTCAAACATAGCGAAACTCGAAACAATCCTTACTTCCGTCGATCATGTAGCAAATGTCAAAAGTAACATCTTCGTCTCGCTACTCTGGAGCTATGCAGCACGCTTCTGCTTCTTCAAAACAGCACTACTAGACCCTGAGAGTATGGACGTAAAACTGTCCGACGAACCTGAAAACTTCTGGCATCCGATGTCTATTGAAAAGCGCGTTAACGAGATCAGCGACATCATCTCGTACTGTGCACCAGAGTCCAACCCAGACTTACTACCAAATGCAGAACAACTCATTGAATTCTTCACTTCCACCAACAATACAATTGGTAGCGGTACTAACCAACTGATGGAAGACGCTCTGGTTGCAGAGTTGGTAGAAACTCAAGACATCGATGAAAATACAGCCATGAAGTTGCTGAAGATCGATGCCAAAGAAAGAGCAGAACGGATGGAACTGCAACGCGGTGCGATTGATAAAAGCCGCGAACAACTGGTACTTGAACTGCAGCAAATACTGGATCATCCGATTGGCGGGTTTGAGATCAGTGACCGTGACATGATCACCATTCTTACCAAGATTGGTGACAAGTGTGAACAGTATGAGTCCACAAGGCTCCTACGTGCAGTACGCACACGTCGCAAACGCACTCGGTTGAATATCGCCGCAGAACGCAAGCTGCTGATCGATACCATGAACCAAGCAGATGAACTCTGCTCACAGTATGAAGATGCTGTGTACAACGCCGGACGTGATGTCATAGATACTTATGACTCAGAACACGGCACTCAGCCTGAAGTGCATTAAAAGCACTTCCTAAAGTAAAGGGCCAGACTCGTGAGAGTCTAGCCCTTTATTCCGTTTACCCGCGCTACCGAATCTACGGACACCCAACATAAAGGATAATATCATGAAGAACATACATGGAACAACCAAATTAGACGTTATTGGACTAGTTACAGCCTTGATAATACTCAGTGCTGTCTTCATTATACAGCCAAACCCAGACCGAGCCCCCTACTTAGAGTTCCACACAGACTTCAAACAACAGTGCAAAAGAGAAACCGTGGGGTGGGACACATGTACAACAGCACTAAAAACAGAACTCGATATAATCTCTGATATACTAGACAGCGTTCCTGAAAAAGATGCAGCTTCATATTTCCAACACTGCGCCGACGCGCACCAGCTTAATAACTACAAAACCTTTGAGTTCAAAGCAACAAGGGAATGCTTGCAGCAAATCGTCAAATAGACCCTACGTTACGAATTACGATTACGATCAGCGATTTCCTACTTCTTATACAGTATTTTCACTTTTTCTTTTTACTACTTACTTTTTTCCTATCTAAACTATTATATTTATCGTAACAATGTAACAAACATAACAAGCTATAATTAACTCTTTGATTTTAAGGCGCTTTCCGTCTGTCTCATCTGTTACGTTCTTGTTACGCCTTACAAATCCTCGACGTTTATTAGCTGTTTGTAACAGAGAACCAACACAGAACGCAATTAGGCTTTTAATTCCTATAGTTATGCCTTTAATTCCTAGGAAATAAATGCTTAATTTGACCCTTCTACCGACCACGGGCTATACTCTTCCTCCGCGCTGCTAAGGATACACAACATGAAGATTACTATGCTTGAAGCTAATGCCCGTACTCCCCTCACGAAAACATATTTCTATGATGAAGAGGGCATATTACAAAAACAACCATACCCCCACATCAGTAAGTTCACATCACACCAATACGATGTACTCTCACTCAAAGACATCTACGACCTGTTAACTGGTGTCTTGAAACAAAAGCGAAACTTCTGCCTACTTAAAGGCAACGTCATTCATCCTCTCAATAATGAATCACGGCGTGGATCACATGATCCCAATGCTCTTACCTTCTGGCTCCTTCTTGATATAGATGGAGACATGTCCACTGATGACATTGATGTACTCCTTGCACGCCTTGGCTTGTCCGGCTATGCCTATATCGTTCAACGCAGCGCCAGTGCCGGTGTCACTGATCAACCAGGTTTACGTACTCATATTTATATACTCTTTACTACACCTGTCTCTCCCTCACTAGTTAAACATGCGTTGATACAATTGAACCTCACCATACCTGAGTTGAATGATCAGCTACAACTAACTGCTACAGGACGTGGACTGAGGTACATCCTGGATGTAACCACATGCCAGAACGATAAGCTCATCTACATCCAACCAGCCATCTGTAAGAAAGGCGTAAAGCGCAACATCCGTGGTCCTGCTGTTAAATATGTTTGTCGTAAAGGCGACAAACTCACTGTTGATTTTCATAAATGGTGCCCGGAGGTAAACATCATTGCCATTCGAGCCAGACGCACAGCACGTATTGCTGAGCTACGTGCAGAATTAGGTCTGCCCAACCATAAACCCCGCACTAAACTAGTGGCTAACACAGAAGTCGTCACCAATCCAGCTGAGGCTGTAGTAACCGGGATCCTTGAGAACCCCGACTTCATCCGTCTTAATCTTAACGGCGGAGAAACTTGGGCATACTGGCATCCAATCAATAACCCGGATGTAATTTATTCGTTCAAAGATGAAGAGCCTTGTCTGGCCAGTGCACTGGTGCCTGAATACTATAACGAAAAACTAGCTGAACTTGCCCGTGTAGGAGTTGAGCCTGTATATAAAGAAGACCAGGATTTACATTACCTGGCCTTCTCTGATGCTAAATCTGATTCCTATTATTACGGCACTTACAGTAATACTGAACAACGCCTGGATCTGGCAGCAACACAGAAACGTGTACTCATTGCTGACTTCTGGGTGCAGAATGATATTGAGGCTGGTGACTTCATTCCACAGTGGCGCTATGAATTTGAACCACAGAACGATATATTATTTGATCCTGAAAACTGTTTTGTTAATAAGTACCAACCAACAGAGTTCATGCGTATCTCATTAAAATTAAAACAACGCAAAGCACCAGCAATCCCAAAGAATATCAATACACTCATCCACCACGTCTTTAATAACGATGAAGAGATCATAGAGCACTTCCTGAACTGGTTAGCACATATAGTACAGACCAGACAACGCACAGAAACAGCGTGGCTCCTTCAGGGTATACCTGGTACAGGTAAAGGGCTTCTGTTCAACTATGTCCTTACTCCTATCTTTGGACACGAATATACATCGAACCGGCAACTCAAACAGTTCACACAAGAGTTTCAATCTGGTACACCTCATTCTTTCCTAACCATGGTGGATGAGGCCGACGTAGACAACATGACCAAGCGTGATGTTGATGACGCCATTGCTACGTTAAAACATCAGATTACAGAACAGCGTGTACTATTCGCTGATAAGTGGATTCGTTCACACATGGTTGTGAACTATGCCAACTACATCATTGCATCCAACCGCATTATGTCACTGGTCATTGAAGACCAGGACCGACGCTTCAATATCGCAGAGCGGCAGGAGAAACGATTACCTAACGGCGGAGACATCAAGAAGACTCTGCCTGGAGAACTGCAGCAGTTCGCTAACTACCTGATGCTGCGCAAAGCTGACGAGACACTGGCTCACACAGCTATCTGGAATGAAGCCAAGACTGCGTTGCACACGCAGCACTATACTTCCATAGGCGAAATAGCCTCAGCCTTTAAGAACCGTGATGCTGAGTTCTTCATCACTGAGCTCCCAGCTGAAAGACGCCACATTAATGACCCATTCGAACTGGAACGCTTAGCTCGTTATGAAGCACTGCTCCTTCAGATCATGTCCAGCAAGCCTGACGGCAGTATGAAGATGACTCGTGAACAGATTAACGACCTCTTCTTATACTTGGAACCAACGGTTCCAAAGAAGAACAAGTTCACTTCATTCCTACGTAAAGAATGTGGGCAGTTCATTGAACCTATTAGAGTAGGTGAGCGCACCGTGCGTGGCATTCAAACAGATTGGCAGATTAGCAAGGAAGCGGTTTCGGCATGGAACGCCTATATAGCTGCCAGCCCCGAGGCATTCAAGATGCACATTGTGAAATAAGGAGCCAGCATGCCCAAACCAGAATTAGCTCATGAGTATGTAAAGCGCCTATTCTCATATAATCCTGAGACTGGTAATTTACGCTGGAACAAGCGACCTAGAAGCGACTTCAAAAACTTACAAGCTTTTAATACGTGGAACACCAAATTTGTAAATACAGTGGTTGGAAGTGTAAATGGTAATGGTTATCAATTAGTCTCTATAGATAATCATACATACCGAGTTCCACGTATTATTTGGTTTTGGGTAGTTGGATATTGGCCTAATATAATAGATCATATAAATGGTCAACGCACTGACAATCGATGGAAAAATTTACGAAGTGTAACCCGTTCAGAAAATCAACGGAATGCAAAACTACATAAACATAATATATCTGGGATATGTGGAATAGCTTATTCCAAGCCTTGTAAGAAATGGCGAGCTCGTATTACAGTAAATAATATTACTAAGCATATAGGGCTTTTTATAAAACTTGAAGACGCAATAGCTGCGCGTAAAGCAGCTGAGAAAGAACACGGCTTTCATCCTAACCATGGGAGAACGACATGACAGGTAAAAAACAAGGTGGTTCCGGCAAGCGTTCACGCGGTACAGCTCAACGTCTCGCATACCGGATTCAAGATCGTCGCACCAAGAACAGACTACGTAAACTCCAAGCTCACGTTAGACGCCATCCTGAAGATGAGTTTGCTGTACGTAATCTGATTCTCATTAGTCAGAACAAGCCTGGTAACAAAGGTAAGCGAGCTTACCGTTGGATCAGTAAGCCTGGACACTCGACAGATGACACTCCCAAGAATGTCATACCAGCTCCTTATATGTATCGCATGAAGATTGCCTGATGGCTAATCCACGCCCTCAAGATACCATACCCTGCTCG